TCCCCGGTCGAGGGCCACCCGCGCCCCGGGGTGAAGCGGCTCGGGCGGCGCGCTCACGTCGGCCCAGCACCACGCCGTGTGCTCGTCTGAGAGCACCGGCAGGAACTCGCGCTCCACCTGGGCACGGAAGGTCGTGTAGTCAACGTCGTCAGACGGGGGCGGCGGAGCTGCCGTGGGGTCCGAAGCTGGTCGAGGGCCCAGAGGCGGCCCCACGGCGGCCCCCGCCTCGACGGCTTGCGCCGCCGCTGCAGCTACGGGGTCTTGTGTGCCGGCCGGGTCGGCGGTGTTGGCCTCGACCTCGGCCGGTGTCTCTCGCGGCGCGATGGTTCGCACCCAGTCAGCCAGCTGGTCGACCGGCACCTTGAGGCCGCACTCCTCTGCGGTCTCGCGCACGGCGGCCTCGGCCGGGCCCTCGCCTTCCTCCCGCTGGCCGCCGGGGAACGCCCACTGGCCGGGAGGGTCAGACCCCGGGCCACGGCGCAGGAACAGCGCGCGGCCGGCCGGCGTGGTCAGAAGGATGCCGGCGCCCTTAAGCATGTGGTACTCCTAGCGGCCGGGGCCGCCGGAGCCCCTGATGGTGCCTGCCGCACGGCCGTTGGGCTGGGCGGCGGGGTCGGCAAGCGGTGCCTTGAGCGCGTGGGCGAACTGCTGGCGCTGGACCTCGCTCAGGTCTGCCAGCGCCAGCGTAAGCGTCATCATCGGCAGGGTCGAGGCCGTCGGGTCGGTGCCCAGCGAGGGCACGTCCCACCGAGAACCGGCCGCGATGTACGGCTTGCCCTCGACGACGACCATCTGGCCCAGGGGCGGGGTGTCAGGCCCGGCGCAGTACCCGAGCTGCTCCTCCTTCGCGCCCGGGCCGAGGCCAGACAGTGCGGTGATGCGGTACTTGATTGCCATGTGGTGTGCGGCTCCCTCAAGCCGGTGGTGCGAAGTCTAGGTGCCTGTGTGGGCTCCGCCAAGCTGGGTGATCGCCCAGATGATCGAGGCTGCGAACCACAGGCCAAAGGCGATGAGCCGGGCCTTGGGCCAGGCCCCGGCCGCGTCGAGCAGCATGAACAGGAAGCCGACGACGACCAGAATGACGAACAGGATGGTGACCATGGGGTGGTCCTCCTTGCAGTGAGCCGCCCCCGGCTGTTGTGGTGTGAACGCGCCTAGCCGGCGTCGGCTCCCTCGGCGCGGCGGCGTTCCTGCTTGTTCTCGCGGCCCTCACGGTGGTGGCCGTGGGAGTCGTCCTTCCCGATGGGCCCGGCGCGCTTGTCGCCGAGGTTCTCCAGGCCGGCGTCCATCGCCGCACAGTCCCGCACCCGGCGCTCGGCCCGCCGCGTCGCCACCGCGTCACACCGGCGGGCGAGGCCGTCCAGCTTGGCGCACGCAGCGTCGAGGCGCTCGGCGGCGTCGGCGAGGTACTCGGGCTTCATGAGCGAGGCGGCCTCCCTGATGGCAAGCGCGACGGTGGAGGGGTCCTTGTTGATGTCCAAGTCCGCGTCCTTGCGCATCGGTGCCCTCCCGGCCAGCAGTCGGTTGATGGCGCTCACCTCACGACCGGAGAGCTTCTTGCCACCCGTCACGCCCGGAGTGTGTCCAGCCTTGACAGGCGTGTACTCGAAGCGGCCCTTGGGGGTGTCAGCGTCCATCTGCCCGTCCTTTCCCACAAACTCCTTGCCCACGGCCTGCGGCACCCCGCCGTAGCCACCCTTGGTGTGTGCGGCTGCCTCCATGAGGCGGTGCTGGGCCGGGCTCTTGGTGGGCATCAGCAGACCCCTCAGTACTTCAAGGCTTTGGCCATATTGCGCTCGGCAGCCTCGGCGGCCTGCTTTGCCGCCTCCATCTTGCCCTCGCGCGCCAGCCCAGAGGCCATCTTAAAGCCCTCCTCTGCCATGCCGAAGTTTACGGATCGGCTCTGGAGGTTCTTCGCATACTCACTGCTGAGGTCGATGCCCCTCAGCCGGCGAGCTATGTCAGCCATGTTTGAGTAGGCCTGCTTTGACTTCTGCAGCCAAACCTTGGCCTGCGGATCAACCGCATCCCGCTTCCCCCGCCGGTTCAGCACCCGCTCGATAGCCTCGCGCTCCTTGGGGCCGAGGTAGTCGGAGGGCTTCTCGCCGTCGAGCCGCACGCTGCCTTGCTTCACCACCTCGAGCCGGCGCTCGGCGATGTGGACCGCCTCGCGCTTGGCCTCCTCGGCAGAGAAGGCCCGCACCTCGACCTTGATGGTGTGCTCGGTGCCGCCCTTGTCCATGCCGGTGACGTGGACGGTGAAGGGGGTGGCGGTGGTCTTGTCGCGCCGCCCGCTCCCGGTCACCTGGCTCTTCTGATACTCCACGAACACCTGGACCCGCTTGCCGTTGGGCATCTGGACCTGGCAGTGGCGGCCCTCGACCGGGTCCGAGAACAGCTCCCAGCGGCCCTCTCGCGCGCCGGCCTCCAGCTGGGCCTTGGTGCGACGCGTGTCGGCATCCCGCCGCGCCCGCCGCCGGGTGATCGCATCCGCTCGGGCGCTCAGCCCGTCGAGCTTGCCGATGACGCGGTCGAAGCGGTCTTCGGTGGCTGCGTCCATCAGACTACCACCAGCTCAGGCAGCATGCGAACCGTCCAGATCAGCACCCGCGCCCGGTTGTGCCAGCTGAGGGTCGGCAGCTCGGTGAGCAGCATGCGCGCGACGGCCCGGCGCGCAGCCGAAGCCCAGAGCCGGCGCTGATAGCGACCCCAGGCCCTCACATCGGCGTCGCTGAGGTCAAGTTCCTCTGCAGTCAGCATGCGGGGCGGCACGCCATAGGCGCGGCTCACCATGTCAATCAGGCGGTCAAAGACCTTGTCCCGGCTGCTGGGCGAGGCCGGGTCGTAGGCCACCGGGCCGTTCTCCACCATCAGGCCCTCCTCACTGACCAGCCGCCACCATAGCCTGGGCGCGCTCCAGCGCAGCTGCGCCTTTCTTTGTAAGACACTCCTTCGGCAGGTGCCTCAGGTTGTAGATGTACCGGTACCGGCAGCGGCAGAAGGGCTCCTCGGCTGGCCGGGTGACCTCGTCTGTGTAAAGGTGGCCCGCCTTGGCCACGAACCCCTGCTTCTCAGCCCAGGAGCCGCGCACCAGGTAGACCACCCCGTCACGCCGCTTGTGGTCAGGCCGGTAGTCATACCCCACCTCCCGCCAGTTCGAGTGCCACTCGGCCGCGATGGCCCCGCCGTCGGTCGCCACCACCTCGTTGACGCTGCTGACGAGCTTGTGACCCTGGTCGATGAGCACCCGGCGGTGCTCGTACGGCAGCTGGCGCAGCGGCTTGGTGATCTCCGCCTTCTGCTTGCGCTTCTTGGTCGTGTCCTCGGCCCCGCCGCGCGGCAGGCTCGTCCCCCACCCCGAGAAGCGGCGCAGGGTCTCCTCGACCCTCTGGGCCTTGTTGAGGCGGATGAGGTCCGCCGCCGCCAGTATGCGCCGGTCCAGCTCACTGCGAAGGTGCGGCTTGATGCGCTCCAGCGTGAAGCGGTCGAGCCCAAAGTGAAACCGGGAGATCGCCCCCCGGTCGACGTAGCGGCGGTAGACGGCCCCGAGCCCGGCGCGAAGCCAGCCCAGCACGGTCTCGTCTGAGGCAGTGGACGCCTCGGCAGCCTCGCGCAGCCGACGCTGCCAGTACAGCAGCCGCTCGGGGGTGTCGAAGCCGTGCTCGACCATGTCGCCGACGGCGGCCGTGACCACCTCGAAGTAGCTCGCGCCCGGGGGTGGCGGGGCGGGCACCTACCCACCCCTGTCGTTCAGCTGCCGGTACGCCCGGGCGAACGCGTCAAAGCTCGCCTCGACCATCATGAGCGCCTCTTCCCTCGCGTCGTCGGCCTCGGCGTAGCGGGCCTGCCCGCTCAGCTGGTGGAAGATGGCGCTCAGGTCGTTGAACTTCATGAAGGCGATGCGGCCCTCGGCGATGTGGCTCATCGGCTCGGGGCGCTCTTCCCTCACCCACGGCTTGTTCTTGCTCACCGCCCGACCATCTCAGCGTGCGCGGCGTCTCGGCCACCCTTCAGCACCTTGAGCTTGCTCACCGAGTCTGTCAGCCCGCCGAGCGCCCGCTGGACGCGGGCCTCATGCGCAGCACGGTCGCTGTCTGCGGCAGCAAAGGGCTTGGGTACCGGCGGTGGCTTGGCGCCGGAACCGGGGCCGCCTTCCTCGCCGCCGGCCGCGCCAGCCTCGGCGAGCGCCTTGGCCTGGTCTGCCTGGTCACCGAGGTGCTCCTTGAGCGCGTCGATGTCCAGGTTGAGCGGGCTCGGGAACAGCAGCTCCAGCTCGTTGAAGTTGTCCTGCGCCCAGGCAATCAGGTCACCGGTGTTCTCCGGGTCGAGGGTGGGCGCCAGCACCTCGACTAAGGCGATGATCGCCTTGAGGCGGACGTCGTCAACCTTGACCTTCTCGCTGTCCGGTTCCTCCAGCAGGTTCGGCCAGGTGGCCGAGAAGGCGTTGCGCCACTCGTTGAAGGCCGCCTCGTACTTGACGCCCTTGAACTGGTCGGGGAAGCGCTTCTGCAGCGTCTTGTAGAACTCGGGGTTCCACGCCCGGCGCTGGACGATGCGGTCCATGAACTCGTACGCCGGGTCCATCCACACCCGGATGGTATTGACGAACTGGGCAACGTGCTTGGCGTCCTCGGTGCCCTCGCCGAAGCCCTCGGCGAAGGTCTCTGAGTTGAGCAGCTTGGCCGGCATGTCGCAGGCCACCGCGATGTTCTCCAGTATGTTGGACCTCGCGAGCTTGTACGCCCCGTCGAGGTTCTGCATGTTGAGGGTCTCGATGTTCTCATCTGTGGAGATCGAGAGCACCGAGGCGATCTGCGCCTCCTTGATCATCGACCGCTTCTGGCCGGCCACCGCTGCCATGATGTTGTCGATGATGGACCCGGGCTGGGCCATCTTGGCGATCAGCACCCCGGACTTCAGCGTGACCAGGTCGTCGGTCAGCAGCGTCTGGAGGAAGCTCTTGAGCGGGTACAGCGGACGCTGAAACACCGAGCGGCCCACGAACCCGAAGGCCGAGGTGGTGTACTCGATGTAGAGCGGCTCCTCGTTGAGCAGCGTCACCGTCCTGCTGCGGGCGTAGGGTACGCCCCCGACCGCGATGTGCTGGACCTTCTGAAACTCAGGCTTGTTGGGGTCCTGGCTCAGCACAAGCGAGCCGGCCGTGTTGAGCGGGTCCAGCACGTTGAACGCGATGGCCTGATCCCACAGACGGTCCCACTCGACCTCGTCGGCTGGGTCGATGTCCTTGCCGACCAGCGCAATCGACGAGATGCCGTACGTGCGGGCCTGGCGCCCGAGGTTGAACAGGTGAGTGTCGGCCTTGACCGCGCGCCACTCGGCCTCGAAGGCCGTGATCAGCTCCTTCTCCAGGGCCACCGGGCAGGTGACGACGCGCCGCTGGCTCTGGGCCAGCGTGATCGGCGTGTCAGTCAGCTTCTTGCCGAGCGGGTGGTAGGCCTGGATGGTCTTGCACAGCTGGTAGCTCGGGGCTGACCCGGGCACGATGTCGTCTGCGCTCAGCAGCGAGACGAGCACCGACCCCGAGGCTGACGAGCTGAGCATCAGCTGGCTCATGAGGCGAACCCGTGGGCGGTGTCAACGAACAGGTAGGCGAGCACAGCCCCGATGAGCGCCAGATAGAAGATCGCCCACCCCATGATGATCACGTCTCGGCGGCGGCGCTCGGCGCGGTCGGGGTCGCTCATCTAGAAGCCCCCCTTGTTGCCCAGGGCGAGTGCCACACCGTAGCAGAATGTGTCGAACACATCGTCAGCCCGCTTGGCCTCCTCGGGGTCGGCGATGGAGTAGTTCTCGACCTGGGAGATCAGGTGGTTCTTGGCCTCGCCCTTGAACACCACCACCCGGTCGTAGGCCCGGCGCGTCAGCTTGACCTTGCCGGTGCTCACGTAGCCCGACACGCTCAGCGCCCGGCCGTCCTTGCCGAGCGAGGTCAGCTTGGAGTTGATGGCGTGGGCCTTGGAGCCCTTGATGTTCTTCTGCTGCTGGAGCAGTATGATGCCCGACGAGGCGTCCTCGATCCACACCCCCAGGTAGCCCTGGCGCGCGCCGAGGTCGCGGGCCATCTGCTCGCCGACCGTCTGCACGCTAGGCAGCCAAGCCTCCAGCGAGGCCCCCTCCAGCTGCCGGTAGTCGTAGTCGATGACCGCCAGCGGGTAGCCGCAGCCGCCGAACTTGGTGACCGCGAAGTACGTGGTGGCCACGCCGTCGTGGTTCTTGCCCGTCTTGGCCGCCGTGTCCATGACCGCGAAGACCGCGTCGCAGACCTTGGGCACCTCGATTGGCGCCCCGTTGACCAGCATGTTCTGCAGGTCAAAGAACTTCTGGCCGCTCCACCTGATCTTCCAGTTGCCCCTCAGCAGCCGCTCGCGCTCGACGAGGGGCAGGGCAAGCAGGTTGGCCATGTAGCGCGGGTCGGCCCGCAGCAGCGCCTTGTTGTCGCTGAGCAGCGACGGTATGAAGGTCAGGCTCTTGGGCGGGATCGGCCTGTTCTCAACCGGGTCGACGTAGTTGACGAGGTCGAGGGGGTCGTCTGCCCAGACCAGGTCGTCGCCAACACGAACGAACCACCGCACCGCGCCGGCCCGCTCTGGTATGGCGAGCCCCGTGTTCTGGTCAATCCACCACTCAATGAGCTTGGCGACCCAGCTGTCGCAGTCGGGGTTGCACGTCGCCCTGATGTAGGGCTCGACCCCGCACGTAGAGCGGTTGCGGCTCACCATGTACCAGAACTGGTAGGCCGAGAAGTGGGTCAGCTCGTCGAAGCAGATCAGCGGTATCTGCGAGCCCTGGTAGTCGAGCACATTCTTGTCGTGCTCCAGGTGGGCGAACGTGACGCTCGCCCCGCTCGGCCACCGCCACCACAGGTCGTACTCGCGCGGCTTCGGCGGGTTCGGCAGCTGGGTGTACAGCTTGAGGCTCTCGTCCCACAGCGCACCCTCGTTCCTAATCTGGACCGAGGTGCGCCGGAAGAAGACCGCGCCGAAGTCGCGCCGGTGGG